CCATTCATATATACGCATACTAAATCGGCTTCCGGACTCTCTATACACAAACTCCAGGTCTTTCTGACCCGAGGCGGAACCCAGCTTTTCTTCGTTAGCAATCCTCTTGAATTTTGCGAAGCCAACGATATCAAAGTGAAGAAAAGATTCACCGTATCTGACATCATGTATCTAGAGGTTGAAGTGGAGATGAATACATTCTACTGTTATAATGAGCCAGGAACACAGGATTCAGAGGTGTGGCGCACCTATGTTTTGATTGGCGAAGAGAATCAGGATCCGTGGAGCGTGAATGAGAAATTCCCGCACCTCTCAGGGTGGCCTCTCCATAAACTTTTGGCGCCCGTTTTAAGGATTGGCACGTAATCTATATATGATGAACACTAATCCGTTCCCCACCAGAAACAAGACTCTTCGTCGGTCTGCTGCATCTGATTTGAGTGGGGCAAAGGTGCGGGTTGATTATGCGGTGAATGAGAATCTTCAGCGCCTTCTTGATTCCGAGGCGAATACCGCATATAAGAAGCCTTGGCACCGTCTGGAGAGGGGTCTGCGCATCAATCGTATTCGCCAGTTCTGCCAAGATATGATGGAGAAGCGCCAGCTCAAGCAGACGGAGACGGATGCGCTGTTCGCCCTCTTGATGAAGGCGCTTGATAAGAAGACGCTGAATTCCAAGACGGCGGTTATTTATGATATGGAGACGGAGAAGATAACGGAGATTAAGTATCTCGTTATGCACCAGAATGCCGAGGGCGGTGTTCTCTTCCAGATTGTGGAGAAGAGGAATGCGGTGACATTCAGGAAGAAGAGTAGTGCTGCTGCTGCGGTAGAGCCCGCCTTAAGTTCGGCGGCGGAGTCTACCTAGGACCCTAAACTTGACGTACAAACATGTTCAGAAAATATCAGAACATGTTTTTACCCGCTGCAAACTATATTGAAGAGGCTCCGCCGATGAGCACACACCCCACTCTACAAGCCCAGTGGAAAGACGAATTTTACGAGGCACCATTCTCAGAGTCCGAGGAGAAGGTCTGCGATCTAATCGTCCAAGGTCTCACATGTTTTCTAGAAACTGCCACAAATAAGCGGTGGCGACGGCTAACAGAGGAGCAAAAGACTGAACACGTGAAGGCCATCTTGGAAAAGCCGCAGATTCCCCAGAGAACACCCGAGTGGTATGCACAGGCATGGTCCGTTCTCACGGCGAGTGAGTTCTCCTCGCTCTACTCGTCTGAGCGCCAGTATGCGAACCTTGTGATTGCGAAAGCAATCCCTCCTCTTCCTCGCTTAACAAACCGCCTTGCTTGCCCCACGAATGAAATGTCGCCGTTTGACTGGGGTATTCGCTTTGAGCCGGTTGTGAAGCAGATCTTTCAGCGGCGGTGGTCCGTGAAAATCGTGGATTCGGGGCGCATTATGCATCCGACGGATACGCACCTCGCTGCGAGCCCCGATGGATTCCTCTTGGAGGGCGGTGCGCGCACGGGTCGTCTGATTGAAATCAAGTGCCCGATTACACGAGAGATTGGTGGGGCAATTCCATTCGACTACTGGTGTCAGATGCAGATTCAGATGGAGGTGACCGATATTGATGAGTGCGAATATCTGGAGGTGAAGCTGGACTCGGTGAGCCCTAAGAAGAAGTATGTACCTGAGAATCCTATGGAAGAAGGTCTCATGTGGCTACTCAAGAAGGAGAGGAGCGACTCCACGGTTGAATATGTATACGCATACACACCTGAGGAGTTTGACAAACTGGAAGCGGGGGGATGGGACCTTCACGAGGCAATTCCTTGGGCGCTTGAGAGCTTCCACACGGTCACTCTTCAGAGAGACCCGAAATGGTTTGCTGATACGAGCGGAATGCGTGAGAAGTTCTGGCGGGACGTTGCGAAGGCGAGGTCTGGCTCTTTCAGAGCGCCTGCACCATTCACCCCAAGGCCGAAGGCGTGTTTGATACAGGATTCCCCCCCTGATACGGAGACACCGAAATCTGCTAGTTAACAATCTCGGCCTTGTAGAAAGACGTAACAAACTGCGTCATCGGAGAGGAGCAGCTATCGGGCGCCGCCCTCTTGTAGTTGTTCGTGCGCTGGAGATAGTTCTTAACCGGCTGGAACCGCGTCTGGAAGTCGCCCTCGTAGCAGCCCTGGGCACCGAGCGTGCTGACCGTATCTTTTTCGGCGTCGGGCAGAACTCCACGCAGAAGGTGGTAGGGCTGGCGCTGATTCTGGATGTCGGCGGGACTGCCTGAAATTGCGCCCATCTCCACAATACCTGTAACAGGCGCACCTGACGCATCAGCAAACGGCTCCTTCACATTAATACGAGGACGTACTACGGTCTCATTCGCTTGTGACACAATAACCATGAGTAAAAAAGCTATGCCCACTATTGCTATTAGATTGAAGATCATTCTATAAATAGATATGTTTTTATGACAGGGTCGCATGAAGCAGTGTCATGCGCCTAGCCTCTGCCTCATACTCTTCCCTCTGCTCAAGATACATACGAGCAACATCAGGTGCGAGCGGGTCCTTCGGATTGGGGTCTGTAAGCAAGCTGCAAATACTCAGAAGGACCTTGCTGATTGTGAGAGCAGGTGACCACTGCGTCTTAAGGATATCGAGGCAAATCATTCCTGCGGAGTTGATATTTGGATGAAAGATCTTCGTCAGAAACTGGATATGAGGCGGCTTGAACGGGTAATCCACCGGGAACTGGATACGGAGCTTGAAGATACCGCCGGTGTAAGGACTGTCCTCCGGACCCATAATGACTGCCTCCCACTGGTAGAGGTCGTTTCCTACAGGCCCCGCACTACAACTTGTAGGCGGGTCGGCCCTCAGATCTGCGATTTCCTTGTTGATGCGACGGAGCGCCATTCCTTCTTAGAAGTGGTTGGGGAATTTGCCCCTTCAAATTTTAGTATCTTAGAATAGATATGAAAGACGTTCTCCCCCTCATCGGCGAGTTTCTCGGCACCTTCCTCTTCCTCATGAGCATCCTCGTTGTAGGCAACCCGCTCGTAATCGGCGGCGTGCTCGCTCTCGTCATCTGGCTTCTGAGCAAGACGAGTGGTGGCCACCTCAATCCTGCGGTCAGTCTCGCCTTCTACCTCAAGGGCAGCCTCACCAACATGGAGTATATCGGCTACATGGGTGCGCAGTTTGCGGCGGCGATTGCTGCGCTTTATACGTACAAGGCCTTTGTTTGAAAAACAAAGGACTGATAAGCGCTACGTGGTTACAAGGCCTTTGTTTGAAAAACAAAGGACTGCTAAGCGGTACGTGGTTACAAGGCCTTTGTCTAAAGAATAATCGCCTAGATAAAATAGAATATGAAAATCACATCAATCGCAACATTAGTGAATGAATTTGCGATTGATGACCTCAAAGTCCTCCTCTTTACTCTAGAGCTATGGAACCCCAAAGCACCCGCCGTCTATATCTTCTCCGACGCAAAGTCAGCTCCTCTTATTAAGGCAATCAAGTACGGCGGGACCGTCGTAATCAAAGAGGATGCGCTGAATGCCTATACCGGTATGAATCGGCGTACCATGGAGTCTCTAAGAGATATACGAGGAAAGACAGTCTTTGCGCAGTTTACAGAGGAAAAGACTACGCTGATGGAATGGGCTCTCGCTCTATCAGGCGGTGAAGGTGTGCTTTTTTGCGATGCCGATATCTGTCACCTCGGCCCTCTTCCTGAAATACCCGATGGCACGGAACTTGCTCTCAGCCCCCACATGATTCGCAAGTCGGATACTGACCGCTTTGGTATTTATAATGCAGGCTTCTTGTGGTTCCGTGAAAAGGCAGTGGCAGTCAAGTGGCGTGAACTCTGCGCCACCAGCAGGTTTTTTGAGCAGGCGTGCCTAGAAGAGCTGGCAATACACTACAAACTCTATCAATTCCCAATCCAGGTGAATTATGGCTGGTGGCGTCTCTGGCAGGGTACCCAATCTCCTCTTGTGCTCCAAGCTGAATGGAATATTCACCGCACGGGCGAGACAAATTCGGGAATAAGTGTGAGCAAAACCCCTCTTCTCTCTATTCACACGCACTGGGGAGAGAAATCAGATAGAGCCACCTATGAGTTTAATATGTGGGTCTTAGGGCAACTCATGAAACTCACATCCGTCAAGAAGACAGCAAACCTTATTCGGTTTCTCCAGGCAACATTCAAAATTTGAATAACAGCTTCTACTTAAATCCGTACAACACTATGATGGCTCGCGAGTGCTCAACACCGATGGTGAACTCGCTTTTCCCAGGTATGGCAAAAACCACCGTGAAAGACCCTGATTTCGATAAATGGTTCGCGGCTGACACTGCGGCGGCCGAAGAGGAAAAGTGCCCCCGCTGTAAGAGCACCGAGATAGAGCACGAAGAGATTTCCGTCTGCAAGGATTGTGGCGAAGTTCTAGAGGCCCCGCTTGACATGGGCGCCGAATTCCGCTTCTTTGGCGCAGAGGATCGCAGCTCGAACGACCCGTGTCGTGTGGGGGCGCCTACGGACACTCGTTTCCCAAGCTCCACTCTCGGCACAATGATCCTCTCAAAGGCGACAGGCGGTAATGCGTCAAATCGCATCGCTATGGCCCGAGTCCGCCGCTACCACACGTGGAACCTTCTTCCCTACAGGGAGCGCGCACTCCTCCAGGTGTTTGAGCAACTCTCTCTCGTTGCCACAAATCACGGAATGGACGGACGGACGATAGACAGGGCGAAGGAGCTGTATATTCGTCTGGTGGAGCACTGCGACAGGCGCGGCATGTCCCGAACAAGCGTCGTGGCCAGCTGTATCTACTCTGCGCTCAAGATGGTTGGCCAACCGAGAAAGCCTGTTGAAATCGCAGAGATGTTCCATCTCAGCAGCACGCAGTTCACAAAGTCGTTCAAGTATTTCCAGGAGGTTCTCAGCATGGCGAACCAGCGTGGTCTTCTGGGCGAGGCAGCGGTGCCCGCCAGCCTCTCCAGCACACGTGCCGCAGACTACATTGCACATCCTCTCAGTCGTCTACCAGTGTCCCGCATCGCCTTCTTAAAAATACAGTCCACGGCAAAGGAGATTGCAACAGTCGCAGAAGACCGCGAGTTGTGCCAAGAGAATATGCCGCCGAGTCTCGCAGCTGGTGTCCTCGCATTCGTGCTTCCCAGGGCCGGTCACGCGGAGATTACGAATGAGCGGATTGCGAGTGTATGCGGTGTCAGCGAAGGCACTCTCGTCAAGTGTCTGCGTAAGTTGGAGGCTGCCGCCGATATACTGAAAGAATTTATCAAAGTATAAGTAGAATGGGAGCAGGTAGTTCCTTGCCCTCTAGGGATACACTAACATCAGAAACAATAAAAACAAAAAATATTTTGAACGGTGTCTTGGATTTTATGCTAAAGAAGTCAGATCTCCTCGACATGTACGCACTCGCCTCTTCAAAAAGATGCGATGACTATACTATTTTTACAGCCAAATCACTTGATAAATTCTTCAAAAAGATTCGGGTAACACCGACTGAACGAGAGGACGGCACCTTTTATTTTCAGGACCTCTATACTCTTAAACGTCTCTCTGGTGAAACAGGTAAACTACACACAGAAAACTGCCTGAAACTCTCACGTTTTTTCATACGCATCCTTCACGTGTTTGCATCCCTCTCTCTTACAATAATTGACATGGAGATTCCGTCTTCAAATTACGAATTAAATAGTATAGGTAAGAAGGTCTCGTCTGCGAATAAAAATCGTATCTCAAATGAAAATGTTATGAGTATACCGTATTTCAAAAGGCCACAGGTGGGTGGTGTGATTCCACAGATGGAAAAATATAGGTCTATCTATGTGAGTGAAGCCCCGTATGATATTCTGAATAAGTATCTCAATTTCAACAGTAGATATAATGCTTATTCATTTGATAACTATCCAACTATTATGATTGATTTTGATAGTCTGAAGCCCAGGGAAGGTTCTCCCATAAATCCAACATTTGTTTATAGGGACACTCTCACAATTAACGATAAGCAGAAGACGGTAAATCTAGAAGGAACCTTTAATTTAGACATTCACCCCGAAGAAAAGAATGCCCTCATTTTAAAATTTGCTATAGTAAGACCGAGTGAATATTCAAGAATCAAAGAAGATATTTTCAGATTAACAGGTCGGCAGCACCTCTGGAATAATCAGACAATTCCCGAATATATCATGAAGAACATAGAGCGCGCGATTGGAAAAAAGACGAATAGTACGAATAGTAAACGTATTACGAGGCGCCTAAATCTCGGCAAGCTCAATATTAAGGATGATTTCAAAGTCACCGGAATTCTTGACACCCTTGACACTCCTCCCAAGGCCTACTGCGTTGCGCGCGCTATCCAGCTCTTATCTCCCGATTCTATTTTCTATTCAAATAAGACGGTGGCGCGCACACAGATCTGCGATCCTAAGTTCAGTCTCCTCGGAAAAGGGAGTCTTCCAAAGATGGGTGAGGCGCTCAATACATCGCCCAGTATCATGAGTTTGAATCTGCTTTTCTTTGACAAGCTTAGCGAGTCTGTGCCGATTATTTCAGAGGAACTCAAAAGGTCAAAGTATGCTGATTTTGTAAAGGCGATGCAGGCAGTTTATGAAGAGAAGATAGAGACTGTGAATAATGCAGATCCTAAGTTGATTACTGTAAAGAATAAACTGAACCCGGTTTGTTTGACGAAGTCTGGTTCTATCACCGTGACTGATCCAAATGCGATTAACAGTCTACGATCAGCGGCTGCAAATCTTCTTAGCAAGCAGCTTCAACACGTGAATAAGGCAATTAATATTTTGAAAAAACTCTTCGTTATAACGCCGACTGCGCCTATCTATCTCCAGCCTCTCATAGAGACCGGTGGGATTGATGCAATTGAGAGAGTTGCGGCAGAGGCTCGCGATCTTCTAATAGATTATTACTCCAGTTGCGAGGTGACATATCGCGATGCGGTACAGGACCTGAAAGAACGCGCTGATAAAAACTCAACGATCTTAAAAATTGATCCGAAGTGAACGGCTTAGTAAATCCAGGAAAATGGCGGACTCAGAGAACAAGATCCCTAGTCGCTGCCAGCATCCTCAGTGTCGTGTGAAGCTTACACTTGCAAGTGTTTCTTGTAAGTGTAAGAAGTATTTCTGTGCGAAGCACAGGTTCGAAACGGACCACGCATGTACATTTGATTTCAAGGCAGAAGGCAGGCGACAGCTGGAACGCTATTTGAGCTCGCCTGTCATAGCCGCTAAGGTGGAGGCGATTTGAACGGCCCCGCCCGGCCTGGCTCCAAAAATTGACGCGCCCGCCCACACTAAGAGTAGTTAGATATAACTAGTTATACTA